TAACGGTCTATTCCTTTCTTGGTCATCTCGGATTCAAGGCGGATCTGAACGTCAATCAAGAGTTCGTTGTTTGTAGTCATACGATTCCTTTAGGTTGTCTTTGGGGGTCTATAGATGTCTCATTGAGTTGTATCTATAGATTGGTTACTTAAGAGTGGTTTCTTTAGATATCTCTTTAGAGTTCTCCTTAGGTGTCCGGAACGGATTTCGAGAATGGTGTGCCACTAAGTTATGGCACGAATGTGGCACTAAGCTCCCCATTATTTAGTAGTATCAATTTAGTGTTTATCAGTCTTTGGAGATCGAATAGACAAAAAAATAGACACCGCCCAATGAAGGAGAGGTGTCTAATGATATCACGTTTGAATGACTGTCTTATTTTGGAGAGGGATTTTTTAAAGTGTTACGCGGGATTTTGAGTCTCAGTGGTATGTATTATGGCACAGTTTGGTCTATGCATGATGTAAGCTAAGTTGTTGATTCATATGATTAAATCCATTTAATATATATTCTTTATGCGGGAGAGTCTCCGATCTGTGCCAGTTGGTGCCACTAAGTTATGGCACGAATGGCACGATTTATGGCACGCTTTTAAACGGGAATCGAATCGGCACCCTATTTGGGAATCGAATCGGCACCCTATTTGAATTGTTTACAGACGTTAAAAAACCACCTCTTGGGTGGTTACTTTATTAATGGTGCCCCGAACTGGAATCGAACCAGCACACCCTTCGATACTTGATTTTGAGTCAAGCGCGTCTACCAATTCCGCCATCGGGGCACGATACGAATTATACGCTACTTGATTCCGGGATTCTCGCTTCAAGCAAAGCAACAGCAGCCTGAAGCTGTCCATGAGCCATGTGTGCATACCTCATTGTTGTCTGAATGACCTTGTGACCCATCCAGTTCTGCACGGTTGTCAATGGAACCCCTTCAGATACCAGCCTGGTCGCACAGGTGTGGCGGAGTACATGAATAATGAAACCTGGGTCATCATCTTTCTGGAGTACCGAGCGGAGGTCTTCCCACTGCTTGCGGAGCATCGCATGGGTGAGCGTGGGGAATACCTTGTTGGTCTTCTTGGTCAAGATCTCCTTGACTCGGGCAGAGCAGGGAATAGACCGTGAGTCACCATTCTTGGTCTCTCCTGCGTGAAGCATGAGCATCCCCTTGTGATAGTCCTGCATCGTGAGGCCCAGTAGTTCGCTCTTACGAAACCCAGTATCCAGCCCAATGACAATGAAGTCATGGAGATCAGGCATTCCGAGATGTAGGGACATCTTGAGCATTGCCGACTCTTCGGCATCACTGAACCAGCGAATACGGTGCTGTGACTCTTTGTATCGTTTCATTTTGGGTAAGGAGAGCAAGCCGCCGAACTCTTCGGACCTCTTAAGCATCATTGACAGGGCACTGAGCTTCTTATTGCAGGTGGACCCTGAATTGCCCTCTTCATCCTGCAACTCTTCCATCCACTCAATAATCCATCCAGCGTCTATCTCAGATACGAGAGTACCGGGACCAAAAAAAGCCAAGGCTTGGCCTGCATTGATCAGTGCCTTTGACTCTCCCCCAGTACCCTTCCAGACGTGTCTATGGACTTGGTCTAGGGCCTCTTGAAGAGTCCAGCAAGTTGGGACACTCTCCAAGGTGGCGGCAAGGGCCTCAGAAGCCGCTCTACGGGCCTCTTCTTCCTCAACCCATACTTGTGCCTCGGAAACAGTCTTGAAGGTCTTCCTGACCCTCTCTTCGCCTGTCCCTACGGAGCCCATGAAGCGCTCTCCTTTTGGATATACAGCCATGTTATTTCTCCAGTATTGCAGCAATTTGGGACATCAGAAGCTGTCCCTTTTTGGTGAGCCTGAGGACCTTCGTGCGGTCATCTGTGGGCTTGCGTGCATAGCTGACCAGATCAAGGCCGGGGTCACCTTTACGGTCCACCGTAGCTAGTGCATTGGCATAGCGTCCAGCGGAGGCTCTTGAGAACTGCCCCTGCTTCTCCAGTTCAGTTCCTGAGAGGCCCCCACCATCACTTGTTTCACCCAGGGCGATCAGCATGATGCTAACGGCTTGACCTAGGGGCATATCTTGCTCTTGAGCCCTGATTGTGTTCAGTATTTGCAGGGTCTTATTCGCTGCGATCCGTGTATTTGTGGACATATGTAACCTTTTTCGAGATTATTAGATGGAGGCGGTATAGCCAAATTTCAAGGTTTGCCTCGTCAATAAGAAAATCCACTATCAGAGAAACTTCTGTAGTGGGGACGATTTCGATAAAGATATCGACTGGAATTATTTTACACTTCATGGACTCCTTTGTGTGTGTTGCGCCCCATACTAAAGTGGGCGTGATTGATAATTGTCATGAGATGGTACTGTGGTTCTGTCCAGTTGTCATCCCACAAATGGGGTGGGTCCTAGAAAATACGTTGATTTAAGTCAACCATTTTCCCTTTGATAACTATTGTGCGTTAGAAACCAAAGGGAAAACCCTTAGAGGGTCTAAGGGGATTGTCGTTAAGTGGGGACTATAGCAAGGCATCCTCACAATGGGCAGGGTTAAATTTGGGCTGTGGTGGCTGTGGTGGGCCACTCAAGCGCTTCGCGGGAAGCTGTGTTGGGAAGGGCCAAGGGAGGGTTTTAAGGGGGATCATTTGTGGTTGGGGTAGTTGCGTAGGCTTTGCAATGGCGACCCATACTTTGTGCATGGGAAACCATTGGAAAACCCTCTGGAGGGCTTTGGGGAATATCACTGAATGGGGATGATCAAGCCGTGGCTATGGGGGCCTTGATTGTGAAACTATCAGGCGTGAGAGTCTTATCCATAAAGTAGCCCTTAGAGCAATATTCGGGGGCTAATACGTTGATCCAGTGTTCTGCACGGGCGCGGTTATCACAAATACAATGAACCGCTAATGGGTTGAGCTTTTCGATTACTTTGAACATAGTCATCCCCTTAAAAATCAGCGTAAACAATCGAACCAGGCGAAGTGGTTCCCATGACTGACGTGTGATTGTTCAAATAGTCCTGCACCGCTTCAAGGGTTTCGTCTTCATCCATGTCTGTGATGTCAATGTCATAGTTCCCCGCAATGCTTACGGCATCGTCTTCCGTGTAGTCGCAGCAAATTGCAACAACATCAAGCTCCATATCAGGGGAGCAGTCTTCGAAGTATTCGAACAACAAGCTCAATCCTTCATAACTGAAGTTTTCACGGCCTGACTGACGGAAGGCTTCGCGGAAGTCATAAAGGGATACGGTTGTTTTCATGATAGTGATACTCTTTAAATGGGGATGATTAAGATAAATTTAGACGGTGCCAAGGATACGGACGCGGTCAGTGCGTGCATAGTAGAAAACGCGGCCCACGTTGACCATTAAGGCAGTACGAGTGGATTGTTTGATGCACTCTTGACCGTTACAGGTGAAGCGTGTACCTACTGGAAGTGATGCAAATATTGTTTTCATGATAGTGATATTCCTGTAATGGGGATTATTTAGTCAAACAGTCAAAGTAAGAAAGCATTGCCACCACAGTGATGGTCATATATAGGGCAGTTAGGGATAAGCGAATGATCATTTGGAGGTCCTTTAAACACTCTTAATTAAGTGCATGGATGAATTGTGGCACGTTAAATGGGGATTGTCTCGAATCGGGGATAAACAAATGTCACTTAATTTGAACTATTTTGGAATAGTCAATTAAATCAATAGGTTACAGGTGCTGTAACATGGGATTATTTTTAGGTCAAAGCCACAGATTGAGCGTTTTGATGGTCTTAAGTGAAATTCTGGGGAGTGTCTCTAGGTGTCTTTGGGCAGGCTTTGGGTGTCTTATGAGTGCATAAGGGATGCACCCTGGGTGTTATAGAGGATAGCTATTGGTTGTCTTAGGGGATAGCTATTGGGTAGTCTTAGGGGATAGCTAAGGACTATTGAAGCCACAGATAGTCAAAAACAGAAGATGATAATCATTCTCATTAAGAACTAAGCAGTTCAAATGGTGACTGATCAGTCTACATAATAGCCCTTGACCATCTCTTAAGACAATCTAAGGGCTAACCCACAGTGCATGGGATATCTAATCTCTTGCCATCCCATATGAATCAATGACTTAGCGTGATCGTGCCATTAATACAGTGGCACGCTAGGGAATCAATAGGCTCTCCATAGGGGCACCCACCTGATTAACCACAGGGAAGCGAGGGGGTACACGGGGGGAGTCGCGCGGGTGGAAACTCGAGCTACCCTTAGACATTTTTGTAGCAAATCTTTAGACCCCTCTTAAGAGCCCCCTTAGAACCTCTCAGGAGGCCCTATCGTGTAGCTTGAGGACTATGCCCATGTCAATCCAAAGAGTCCATCCAGAGGCCACGGGGATGGCAAGGTGAGGCTCTCAGGTCATGGAGATCATGGTGCATGATGAAGTGATCTACTTCAAGTACCTCACAAGGAGAACCTAAGGGATGTTCCTTAAGATGTCCTTGTGATGAACCTGTGAGTGTGTACTGGATGGAGGACAATAATGACCATGCTCCAGCAGTTGTACCTTAAAGGGTACGAAGAGACTCATTAAGGGTATCTTTAGATATCTTTAGATGGTTCCTTTATCTCTCTCTCTTTAGGTAGACAGAAAGTAAGAAACGCCTACCCCCCTACCCCCCAGATTACCTTAAGATTACTCTTAAGATAGCCCAAGGTACACCCTATGACCCATGTCATATTGATGTACTACGTTGCAAGGTCTAATGACTTACCATCTGTTTAGATGTCAAGTGAAGTTCCCGCCCAGTGGTCTCAAGTCTGCTGTTGCCAGCAAAGCCACCAGAATCTCTTGACATCAAGTAGATCCCGCCCCCAGAGAACTTTGTACATTCTCCTAAGGTGTCCGGAACGGATTTACCTCATTCTGGCATTGGTCCCTGACCAGTTGGCCTTACGAGCCACAGCAGGGCCTCCAAGGGCATTCTTCATGAATCCCTTAAGATCAATCTTTAGAAGGTTGTCACGGTGAGCCAGGTTGGCCTTATCGTTATCCCTTGCCATTGATTTGGTCCAGTACCGTACCGCACCTTCCACAGCATCCAGCCTGTCATCATGTATCAGGGCTCCCCGGTCTTTGGTGATCCGGGTCATTTGATAGAAGAGGGAGTACTTGATATCTGTTTCAGCGGTGGCATAGTCTTTGGTGATCAGTCGTTGATCCACCACCAACCTGTGACTAGACATCACGGGTTCAAGTGTCTCAATGATCCTTAGTTCCTTCTGGCCTGTAGCCCTGATCTCCTCAATGGAGCAGGGGTAGATGCTCCCAAGGACAGGCTTGAGCAGTTCCGTGAACATACCATCACCGAAGTTGGACTCCACCTGAATGAGCTTGACGTTATGCTCCTTGGCCTTCTCAGCAAGAAACTTAAGAGCCTCCGGGGTGTACCCAGCTTTGGAACCCCCTGCATCCATTAAGAATACATTGCCCATCAGTTGCTTGGTCACAGCCCAGCCTGTCTCATCTCCACCTCGACCAGAGGGATCGATGAACATCATGGCCCCTGTGTAGTCGGCCATATCGTCAGACTTCCACATTGGACGGAAAAACTTATCCCCAGTGAGGGCCACATTGGGCACATCAGAGATCACCCCCGCTGGATCATTGGCCCAAGCAATCTTCGTGTTCCCCATTGAAGGGTTTAACGACATGACGATTAAGTCCCGAATCTTGAGTGGATATCGGTCGCCATCACTCAGGGAAGTATCCAAGAGGAACTGAAGGGCAAAGCCAGCCTTACCGTAAGAGAGTCTTCGCTCCATAAGATCTTCGTCAGAGAACCTACGAGGCTCTGTGGTGGTTCCCACAAGCTTCTCGTTGTCCCTCACTGCCTTGGTGATCATGGGAGCCAGTGCCCCCTTGTAGCTATCGATCTTGTTGATCTCTGGGTACAGGGCAGGCCAGATTCGTGTCTCGTATCCCCGCTCACCAAGTTGGGTGTACAGGGACATCTCTGTCTGTGGAGTACCGAGGTAAACAATCCTGGCTCCCGGCACAATCACGGCATCAAACTCTTTGACAGCTTCTGAGAGTCTGTCCCTCATGGTCTGTGTCTGACTATTGCCAGGGGTCTCCGTATCATCCGCGATCAGTACGTTGGCACGGGAGCCTGAGATCTGTCCTGTGATACCCACTGACTTCACTGAGGGGGAATGTGAGGCTCTCGCTGGGCCCACATCAAAGGCAATCATGGAGTCCCTCTGACCGGGTCCGGGGGAGAGGTGCTGGAGGATTGGGACCTCATTTATCAATCGCTTAACAAATGAAGAGAATGCATCTGCTCGGTCCTTTGAGGCTGATACCACCAACACCTTCTGCTGTGGGTCGTTCAAGAGAACCCAGCAGGCAAAGGCGGATGTCACCCAAGACTTACCCACACCCCGGAAGGCTTCAATGAGCATCCGCCGGGGGCCATGCTGGAGGTAGTGGGCCATGTCATATTGAATGGGGGTTGGGGTTGGCAAGTTAAGGTGATCCCAGATCACTGACATGAAAACCCGGAAATCCCCCTTTATCCGCTTTAGATCATCTTCATTCGACATGACACAGTGCCTTTGCTAATTTCAGTACGTCTTCGTGGGATCCTGCACCCTTTGCTGCGTTATAGGACCACACAACAATCTGTGTATTTTCTGGTGTGTATCCCAGATTTGGGAGTATTTGATCAAGGCTTGGGATGAATGGGTTTTTAAATCCACTCCCTCTTCCGTCCCTACTAAAGTTAAAGGGAATACCTGTTACCTCACAGGAGCCGAGAGCCAGTCGGGAGGCAATCCATTCATGGGTAAGTGTGCAGGGAAGTCCCTTTACTGCTGCCCGAGTTCGGGCTCCATGAAGGAGGTTGTTTATTCGTCCATTCGGTGTCGCCTTCCAGAGGGAGGCTGCTTCCTTCCCTGATGCAGGGTTTGATCGGATGCTGTTGGATTGGTACACTTTTGAGCAAGGCATACATACACTTGCAAGCCCGTCATGCCTTGATTTATTTTTATAGAAACACAAAACAGGTTTAACTGTTACGCACTTGGGACATTGTTTTGTCATGTTGTGAGGGCCACTCTTGGCGGCTATAGAGGCCCTAGAAGCTCTCCAAATGGAGAGGGTATGCATACACCACTCTTTTGGTCTTACGAGGTTCTAGGGCTGTTTAAAGAGGTCTAACCGTTCTTGCGAAGGGGGACTACGTTGTCATCATCAAATACTGGTAACCCAGCCAATCCGTGAAGGGGACCTGTTTGGACACCTGAGGCTGTCTCAATATGGTTATCCTTTAAGAACTGACGGGCTACCGAGAGGAGTGAGGAGTTGGGCCTACCAAATTCATCAAGCACTCCAAGGCCATCTTTAAGGACAGTCGCGAGTTGTGCATGAAGTTCTGATAGGGCTTTCTCTGAAGCTTTACTCATAATGGAATTAATTTATATAGGGAGGCTGCGGAGGCAACTACAGCCCACACCCCGATGCCCCTATTGATCCACATATCGAGTTTCTTTTCAGAATCTGTTACGCGCTCAGTAAGGGCCACTAGGGCTTGGCCTTGGACGAACTGACGCTCTTCAAAGAGGACCAGTTTGTTTATTGCATCTGTCAGTCCATCCACTTTTTGTTCAAGGCGGTGGAGTTCAATCATTGGATTTCTTCGGGATAGATTCCTGTGAGCCAAGAGACCAGTGCAGGGTTGTCCCGAATGAGTCCAATGGTTCCTGTTGCTAAAGCTCTCACATACAGCTCCTCTTCATCACCACCGTATTCACGGCCTTGAGTGTGGAGGAGAGCATGGAAGAGTTCGTGGAGGACTGTGTCCTGGAGTTCCTGTTGCTCTTGCCCCTTGGCAATCACAATGGAACTCTTATGGGATTCAAAGAACCCCGCTACCCCAGGCATCTTGTCTTGTGCTTTGTGGGAGAGCGAGATGGTTCTTCCGTTGACTCTAAAGGAGGACGGAGGGAGACTCATTACTTATCTGCCAAAGCAGAAGTAGTTACTTCCCTCAGTAAGACCATTAAAACAGGCCACAGCAGGATGACGTAATTGCGATAGGGCATTGGTATGAACGATCCGAGAAAGCCACTATTGACCTCCACGGCTGTTAATAGAGCACCGAGTATTGCTACCCAATAGGTTTTGGATTTGAGGCGTTGGAGAATGGCGTTCATGCTGCTATTGCTCCAAATGTTTTCCAAGTGCCGGGAGTTCCTGCTGTTGTACACACCCAACCAATTGTTCCACCAGCAGCAGGGGCGTTGTTATAAACAATATCTCCAACCTGATAAGTTCCAGACACTGGTGCTAAGGCTGCAAGCAATCGAACTTTTGCTGATCCAGCGGCATCGCCAAAGTTTCTTATACCGTAACCGTTTTGAAACACAGGCCCAGTTAATCCCTTATCTGTGTATAAAGTTGCTGCGCTATTTAAGTAGCGAATTGGCTCAAATGCTACAGCGTCTGCATATTGAATAACCCAAGCATTCTCTGTACTTAGAAATTTTAGTTTCCATGCGTCAGTGGTAACAGTTTCCGAAGAAGCACCCCATGTAAACGCACTCAAAGATGTATCATTTTTACCAACCGACCCGCCAACGGTTTGAGTTCCTTTTGCATTAATGTGTTTATATGAACCACGAAAAGAAGCACTTCCATTTAATACAAGTCCAGTGCTTGCAGCGGTTACACGCTCACTTGATGAGTTAAGCCCACCAATCATTAGTGATGGTGCAATTATTGATGCCTCACCTGTCTCTGCATAACAACCAATAAACACGCTTGAATTTGTTGCACCGTCTGTAACGATTGACCCTAGTGTGTTCCCATCAGTGTGACAGCCGATGTAGGTATTTCCAAGAAAAGAACTTTCGACAATTCCATAGCCTAGATTATTTGAGCAATTAACTTTTAAAGCTAAACCAGCATTAGCGTCTGCACCATCTATATACAGTCCATCACCACCATTACGCAAACACGACACATCACTCAAGTACCAGAGATTGGCATTTCCTTCAGTAACACCACCAGAGCCAATAGCTGCGGCTATGCGAATGCCGTTTCTACGGAAAGAGTCTGTCCAGACATTAGTAATACGAGTGCCGGGGCCACGATTTAAAATACCATCGCAAGCAGCACCAGTACCACCATTGAGTAAACCAGTAGGCCCACCCCTTGACACGATAGCAAGTTGCACTATTTCGCAAAAGTTACCAGCGGGTGTGCCACTTGGATTTGCACCGGGAGAATTGTAACTATTGACTGTAAACCCAGTTTGGTCTGCGGCAAACTCAAGCACAGTACCCGTGTTAGTAACATATAAAGACGATGTTGGTAGTTGTCCAACAATCCGAACTGGCTTATTTAAAACAATACCCTGTGAGAAATACCATTTATTTGCAGTTGTTGCTGGAAAAACAATGGTTCCTCCTGTATCAGGTATTGCAGCATAAGCCAAAACAAACGCTGCGTAGCAATCAGTAGTTCCATCTCCGACAGCACCATAGTCAATCACGTTGATTGACGCGCCAGCAATCATTGAATTTGTTACTTTAGTTAGCATAATGCTCCTTATATAAAGAATGTTGCGCCAAAATTAATTCGGGCTGTTGAAGAGGTAATGGGATTAGCTGCGTAAAGTGTCGTTGCAGAAACATACAACGAAATGCCATTATTGGCTCCGTTATCTGTAGCAGTTCCTAGGCAGTAATCCAAAGCGGAATATGGCATTCCACCGCATAGGGGACTGGCTGTAGCTGCACTGATTGAAGTAGCGCCAGCAACCCAGCCAATAACAGTAATTTGTCTACCAATTCTTGTGTAAGTTCCAGCAGAAACAAATGCTCCAACGACTGTAAGCCCAGCACCTTGCGTAGGAGTCCAAGTCCCCTCCTCATACCAGTTCAGCAACTGACTCGTCATTCCTGCTGCTGGAGTATTGGCGGTGAAATTGATGCCTTTGGCTGCTGTGCCAAAAACTAGATTATTACTTTGAAGAGTCCACGTTCCATCAGGCATTAACTTAGCTCGTAATGCCCCGCCTGATCCACCCCACATAGCAATTGGGTCTGTTCCGTCCTGCCTTACCCAAGTACCCGCATCATTTGAACCGCCGCCACTTGTATTGGCGTAAATCCAAAGTGGTGCTAAAGCCGCTGGAGAATATGACCCGATTTGCACACAACGATTGCTGGATATTCTAAAAACTTCCGTACTGTTCGTAGATACCGCAAGGGCATTTGCTGATGGGAGATACCAACCATTTGCAGGAACCGTAGCCCCTGTAAAATTTAACGTTGCGGTTGAAACATCACGGCCAGCAGTTAAATTAGCTACCGTTGTTTTTACGGTAGCTGAACTTTGAACAATAGGTAAAGTTTCCGTACCCGCTAAAGGCGTAGTAGCGGAAGTTAACGCGGATATTTTTGTATTAGTCATAACTAATTAGGAACATCAGAATTAGTTCGGGTGTATTCAATCCAATTCGTTCCATTATAGTAAAACGTAATTGATCTACTATAACCATTGGCGGGTTGTGTCCAAGTAGCCATTTTATATAAAGCCGCCCATGAAACAGCGCCTAAAGCACCACCTGATGTGTTTTTAATTGTGATGGTTATCTGATGCCCTAATACTGAATTACTTGGGTCATTAATATTGAAACCTGCTCCAGTGGTTGCATTTATTGTGTATATCTGCCCTAGTGCCGCATCAATGTTTATAGTGCTTCCATAGGATGTTGGGGAGACACCAAGTGCTAGACTTCTAAGTGTTGTTTTTCTAGTCGTTTTATCAACAGAAACTGCCGTTCCTGACGCCTCCATATACACTTCAAAATCACCGGAGGTATTTTTCAGCGACACATCCTGCGTGTATCCATTTGAATTACGAAGAAGATGATAACAAGTGGTTGCCAAGGACTCAAATATTGAAGTTACATATCCCGCTGTTTTTGATTTAAAGTGAAAGGATGTTAGCGGCGAATTAGAACCTAAGTTAAAAGCCCAATTCCCAGTTTTACGTTCAATAACAAGTGGGGCATAGTCAGTAAGAGTGTCGCCTGTCGCTTGATAATGCTCTAAAACAAAATTAGAAAGTTCCTCATTTGTATATGACGCACCAGCCAGAGTTCCTTGTCCTAATCTGTATGTTGCTTGACCATCATTACTGATGAGAAAACTGGCCCTGCGATTATCAGATGCAAGCCTTGAGGGATTTCCCACTGGTGCTAGATTTGCGGTATTTGCTACAGAGTAATAAGGATGCCAAGAACCATAAATCCTAGTACCATTCCCATCGTGCATACCGAACGGGATAGTTTGAGCGGTGCCGTAAAAGGTTCTTACCTGTGCCCCTGTTTTATTTCCTGAACCATCTGCATCCCCAATACCATTATCAATCACCACTACATCGTTAACAATTCCCGCAAAACTCGGGTAGGTTGTAATGTCAGTGTTTTTGAATCCGTAATCAATACCGTTTGTAACAACTACAGTTCCACCACCAGCAGCGTCTGTTGCTGCTATAGCTAACTGTAGTGCAGTTTTATTCTGGGCGTTAGTGTTTGTAGTTGCCGCACCGAAGTCCGTAACACTCACACTCCCACGCAGCTTAGTCTGCACGTTGGTGGCTACGGCTCCTGTGCCTGCTGGTTGGTAGGTTACTAGGGAGGCATCGGTATGGTTTAAAGTTAACCCTACGCTGATCTTCACTTCCACATTAGCTGTCCCTCTAGGGGGTGCTTCTGTGAATGTCAATACGGTTCCCACTACGGCAAACGTAGCGTTGGCCTGATAGATTCCACTGAGATACACATCAACATATGAAGAGGCTGCTGGGGTGGCACCTAAAGTAAATGTGCGGGTTGTTCCATCCCCATTAAGGATCTGTGTATAGACAGTTCCGGGGAGTCCACTTCCTGTGCTAATTCCAAGAATCGTGTTCTCCATCGCAGTGATGCGGGAGCCATAGTCAGAGTTCTCTTGGGCTTGGTACAGGGAGTACAGCGCGAGGGTATCTAGGTCAGCCTCAAGAAGCACTGAGCCATCTGTGAAGTTGACTGGAGTGACCGCCTTCTGGGTAATCCTTCGGATCTGTACAGCAGTCCCTGCAATGGGTGCAGAGGTGGTACGGATGGACGAAGAGTTTAGCCAAGTGAATGTTGAAGAGACTCCATTAACGAAGACGAACACATCTGTTTTGTCCAGATAGTTAAAAGGGAACGTGAAGTCAGTCTGGGTTCCAGTGCCTGAGTACGTTACAAAACTTGTTGACATTTATTCTCCAAATAGAAAAGCCCCCGATGGAAATCCAAGGGGGGCTGTTTAGGGGGGTTAAGGGGATTACTTGTTTACATTATCAAAGTCGAGAAGACCACTATCTGCTCTTGCTTTTGTCTTCATCTCACGGATGAGTCTTTCACGGACTCTCTCATCTGTTAAGAGTTGTTCAAATGCAATAGCTTGAAGATTCTTCATTTCAGATTGAATGAGATCTACCATAAGGCCCTTCTCTTTAAAGGTTCCCATCGGTGCCCCTGACTTCACAATCGGGAGCAGTACCTGATCGGGATTTAAGTCCCGGTAGTTCCTCTGCCACTTATCGTAAAGAGTCTCTGACTTATCCAAAGTGAGCATCGTGCGGAGATCCAACTCTCCCGTCTTGGGGTTCTTTGGGGAGGGTGGTATGAAGGTTGCTCCTGTTTGGGTGGCAATCTTGTCCAGCCCCAGCATTACTTGTTGGTGAGCCTCGGAGTGACCTCTATTGCGTTCCTCTTGAGAAGCTGTAGAGAAGATATTCCACATGGAGCCAACGTCAGCAGCGGACCGAACCTGACCTAGCGGGTCATAAGCAAAGGCCGACTTAACCTCATTAGAAGGGGAGATACCGTGCCCCAGCTTTGCCTCAAGCATCTGAAAGAACGTAGAGGGGTCTCTCATCCTCGGATCATTCGTCTGTGCAATCTTATGTAGAGTGTTTGGCACCAACATCGCCAGCATGGAGCCCGTCTTCTTCAAGATAGCCTCCTCCTTGGCAGCAGGATCATTCATCTCAGCAAAGAGATCGGCAGTTCCTTTAAGACCAGAGACAAGGCTGGCATCTGTGATTGCCGAAGTAAGAGCAGCAACACCAACATATACCCGTGCCTGTAATAGACGGTACTCAGGGAGCATTGCAAAGCCCTCTTGCGCCTCTTTAATCTTCAACTGATCCATTCCCTCAAAGGCATTAATGAGTACCTTTAGTGGGGTGGCGATGGGGTCCATGTTCTTGAAACTCCATGTGGACCCATCTGAAAACTTAATAGAGTACGGCTCGGGGGCAGGGCCGTCCTTCCTTGTTTTATCTTGCCGATAGTTTGCGTATGAACCGCTTCCGGTAATTGCACCAGAAGAGTACAAGGCCAAGGCTGTTCCAGTTAAGGCCAGCCCCATCATTGACTCCGCTTGCGCTCTCACCTGTCTTGCTTGCCCATTGGCTCCCCGAAGGTCTGAAATGAATCGGGGAGCAAGAAGCTGAATCCCCGGTGTCATACGCATTCCCTCCTCAAATACCCGGATGGGTGTCCTGAAGAATAGCTGGCCTACCAGAAGAGAAGCAGAGGGATTCTTATGAACGAATGTCTCATAACTCTTAGCTGCACTAGAGGCCCCCATGAAGGCGGAGTCACCGCTGAATGCACGCTTGTAAAGAACATCCCGGACAAAGTCCAGTGCTTCCTTATCAGAGCCATGTCGAAGAGCCTGAGGAGACTTCAGTGCTTCCGCCTCAACGTACTTGATAAGAACATCCCCAGAGTATCCAAGGTTAACTCCCTTGTTGATGATAGGCTGTACCAGTGACTCATCAGCAGCCTCGTACATGGTTCCCTTGGCAGCAGTGACTGCTTCGCCAATGAAGTCTTTAAGGGACTTCCCTGTTAACCCCTTGGCTGTCCCTTCGATTGCCGCCTTGTTGGCTGCTTTACCCGAAACAAAGCCTGCATAGTTAACCTGTGACAGGAACTCATCTGTGGCGTTAAGTATCCGGGGGAAGAAACGAAGTCCTCCACCCAGCTTACCCGTCATAACCATCTCACCTTCCAGAACTCGAGAAGCATCCCTTGTGAGAATGGACTGCTCATATCTGTAGGCCGCTTTGGCTGCTTGAAAGGCTCCCTTAACTGTTGCCCCCATTGCAGAGTAATGTGCCCCTAATTCAGCCATTGCGGCCTTCTCAAGAGGGTTCGTTACGAGGTACTTAGCGAGGGGGATTGTCAGTGTTTTGATTGCCGCAGGGAAGGCGTTGATCATCACCGTCTTGATTGTGAACAAGTTGGAGATCATCAGTTCTTTAAGTCCACCAGCAAAGGTATGCAGGCGATCTCTCCAGATAGAACCCCCAGGTGCAGCCTCTTCAGCAATCCCGGCAAGCTCCCTTCCTTTGAGGATAAGAAGCTTACCCGCTTCACCAAAGTTCCCCTGCTCTACAGCGGCGGCAATCTTCTGGTCATATTCACCAGCAATCTGTTTAGCTTTAGAGCTAACTTGGGACGCAGCAACAAGGTCAGCCCAGAACTTCTCAGCTTCAGCTTTGGTGAGTCCCATCTCCTTCATAATGCTCTCAGGAGTAGACCCTTGGAGACCAACAAGACCCTCTTGCCGTTGCCTATTGAGAGAACCCCCTGCTGATCCCATTGCATCATCTGCCAACTGAATCTGCACCATTCTGGTCTCTAAGGATTCCTTCTGAGCCAGCAGTGCAGCAAGGTTATCTGGGGAAGCCGCCTCAATCTTCTTCATCAGTTCAGCAATAGCCACACGAGATTCATCATGGAGAATATGCACAGCACGGAACACTGTTGGCATATCCTGCATGGTAGTGCTGTTGCGGAGAACCTCAAGAGTTGAGTTGAGATCACCATCTGACATCACGCGCATCTGTGCAGCAACCTTCTCACCATCTGCTGTTAAGTCAGCCATGTTCCGCACAGTCGCACGGAGACCCGGCTCGGATGGAGGGATTACAAGACGAGAGGCAGGGTTCCCATTGATAGGTAAGTCTTGTGGTAGATCATCAGTCCATAGCCTTCCCTTCTGGCCCCTCGTACCGATTGCCCTTAGCTCTTCATCTGTGAAGGAGGTAGGGAACGGAAGGGTATCTGTGGGCGGTCTAGGTGGCCCTATTAGTTCAGGTGCAGGACCATGTAGTTCTGGGGATATAGCAGCGGCTGATGTTGTGGGTGTTCTTCCATTGGGGGTCACTGAGGGCACTACAGGCCCAACCACAGCAGGTTTCTTACCCAACCCAACCAATTCACCAATCTTCCCAATAGCATTCTTTACCGCCGGGGCAGCGACTGTCAGAAGAGCATCTGCGGCTGTCCCAATGACTAAACCAGCAGCAACACCGATTCCAGTATGGAGGGCTGTCTCCCCCAGATCAACACCATCCTTCTTCCCAGCAGAGACCTCAACACCCTGTTTAATGGTGTTGGTAACTGCACCTTGAGCACCACCTAAGATACCCGCTTGGATACCAGTGCGGCCTAAGGATGTCAGTAGGGTTTTCATAAATGCCTCTTTAGCTGCAGCTGAAGCAGCCATCTTCCCAATTGTTACTGTTCCAAGAGTGCCCAGCCCTACCAAGTTTACGGGGTCTGTGACCATTCCAAGGGCTGCTCTTCCTGCCCCTGCCCATGATACGTTGGTCGCATCGTATTGCTCCATCAAATGGAGGTAGGCATTCTTATCGTCCTGTGTCCCGTTCTGTATAAGACCAGCAGCATCAGCAGTCATGGCTACAACATTGTTGTTGAAGTAACCCATGATTGATTTACCATATTCAGCTAAGTCTGAATCGTTACCCGTGAACTGCTTACGTTTATCCCAAGAGTACACCTGACGGGAAGCCTTTAACCAATCCTGATTGGTAGACAGCTTGGCCTGATCCATGTTGGGGGTAACAGCACCAAAGGGTGCATACCCTTGAGCAGTCCCCACAGGTGCAGCAGTAGGGGGAGCAAAGGGCTGACCGAGAGCCTCATCAACCCACTGCTGTGATCTCTTGGCTTGGCTATAGGTGCTGGAGGGGAGACTTGCCCACTCCTTCCCGAGCTTTGCAATAGCCCCATTAAAGTTCCCTGAGGTGACATCATCCATTGCCCCTCTTCGGGCAATCAATGCAAGGGCAACCTTATCTTGGCTTGCTGGAGAGAAGTCAGTAACCCCAGCAGAGGGAGCCAGTTCACGGAAGGTTGTTCCTGTGATCTGATATCTCCCTGCGGCAGTGCTTGGTCCCTCTTTGGTTCTCAAGCCAACAATATTCGGATGAGCTGAGAAGTCGGTAATGGTCTGCCGTCCCCCAACAATAGTCCCGTAGTCTGCCCCTTCGGCCTTACCGAGAAAGGAGAGGAACTTTTGTTGGTTCTGCGCTGCCGTGTAATCAGCAAGCTGGGTGAGGGTTGTATTTAACTGCTCCCCTGTTTGAGCATCATCGACAGCAAAGGTGCTGCCATTGATCTTATATTGAGCCATGAGATCCTTGTTATTTAATTAGAGTTACTCCTTTAGGTAAACCTGTTGGAGCAGCTTTGGGTGTTGGTGTGGAGCGGCCTGAGGCAGTTCCTTTTGCGGGTGTGGCTGTTTCATCTTGAGAATGAATACGGAGTCCCTCAACGGATGTCATCCTGTCAACATAAGCAGAGGTTTTGGCAACCGCTGCATCAACAATCTTCCGTGAAGTAAATCCTGTAGGCCACTGACCAGACTCTTGATACGCTGCCTCAAAGTTTCCCCTGATCTCCCCCTCAAACATTGCCATTGCATTCCCACGGAGATTTCCTGTTCCCATTAGCCGTTGAATTTGGGCACTTGGAGATTTAGAAAGATCATCCATTCGGGCGGAAAGATTGTCTGAATAGGCTCTTCGGATATTGGGGTCATTCATTAGTACAGTCCCCTCCATAAGCTTGGGAATCTCATCCACCAATGCAGCGCGTTCCTTCGGGTTGATTCCTTTTAGCTTGAATACCGCAGCGGTGAGGTCGGCTTGGCTTCCCAGTGTCATCACATTGCTTGACCCCAAGAGGCTTGTTCGGAATGCCTGAACAGAAGCCTTAGAGGTAGCTTCAGGAACTGAGGGGGTAGACATGGCCTCAACTGCGAATGCGTGAAGACCAGGGCTAGACAGGTATTGTGTGGGGTCAACATCTTTACCCGCACCCAGCTTATTGAGGATATCCAGCTTACCTACCCTCTCTACCTCAGTACGCTGATACGCCTCAAATTCCTTTGCCCGTGTGAACTTTGCCCACTGTTGATTTGTGATTGCAATCCGTGCCTGATATATCTGAGCTTTAGAGTCAGCGTTGAGGTACTGCTGTGGAATCTTATCAAGAACATTTGGGTCATCGCTGACAGCCGCAGTCTTGATCACACTGTCCACATACACCTTATTTCGCTCTAGGTTATTAAGGGAGGAACTCTTTCCATAGTTGGTATCAATCAATGCAAGTGCTGCCTTCGGGTCTGGACTGTTGAGGGCACCAACAACTTCATCTGAGAGGGCAGTCTTCTGGACCTCTTGATGGTAGGTGGCGGTCTGCCCCTGCCACTTAAGCTCTTCCTGACCAAACGCACGGTCCATTGCAGAGACAACGCCTGCTGCATAGAAGTCATTCCCTTGTGGGATGTTGGCAAAGAGTTCTGCCCTTCGCTTGGCGACAAAGGCTGCTCGTTGGTTGGTATCAAGACGGAGAGAATCAGTGTTATTGATCTCTTCAATTGACTTGGCAATATCCAATGCCCCTTGCTTTTTACCAATAGACTCTGCAACTCGTGCAGCGATTACTGGAACCATCTCAGGGAAGCGGGTCTTAAGCTGTGCCTGTGAGACAGCACCCCCTTGGTGGTCTCCCATAAACTGCTGGGTGTAGGCATCAATCTTCAAGGTTTGGTCCTGAAGCTTCTTCTGCTGGTAAGCCTGATTAAAGGAGTCAAGCCCCCGCTGTGTTGACTCAGCACCGAGTGCCTGAATCAAGGAGTTCATCCCAGCATTGGGATCATACCTAGCCTGTACCGTAGAGATGTTCGGGGAGGCAGTCACTGATGCCGCTTCTTGCCCCGGATTAAAAGCATCTTGTGCTGCCATATATTCCTTACTTGTTAAGTGTTCGCTTTGTATTTCTGATAGCCCTCACCAATCTTCAGAGCAGCCCCGAGGTAATCCACAGGTGCGGGTGTCTTAAGATTGTTGATAGTGGAGGCTGCTTGGTTGTTCACATTCTGGAGTTGGTTATCCAGAGCCATGTTGGTCCGGTCAAGGTTGGAGGTAACAGACTCGTTATAGCCTGCACCCTTGCGCCCCATATCAGCCAGAAGAGCATCTACAGACAACCCACTGGGGCCAGCACGGGCTACAACTGAAGACTGTGCCTCCCGCATTGCCATATTGTTTGCATTGAGCTTCTGCCCTGCGGCATCTCCAGCCTGCACACGTTCCAGATTGATCTGATTGGCATTCTGGGCTCTTGCAAGAAGGGCATTGTTATATTGAGCAGAGTTAGAAGCTGCCATGCTGGAAGCTGCTTGTTGTTGCCCAATCACTCCTGCAATACCTGATGCAGCAGAGAGCCCAGAAAGAGCACCCGCTGCTGTCACTGCACCCCCTGCGCCGATGAGTCCAGCGGTTGCCGCAGTGGCTGCAACAGTGGCTGTTCCTGCCGTAGCCGCGCTGCCTACGAGGAGGGCAGTCGTTACTGGGTCACACATTTGATCTCCTTATGAAAATGGAGGAAGGTCTCTCCGTTACGGATGTCCTCCCCCTCGAAAGTAAAGCCAAGCCACTTGATCCATTCGATGTGAACATCGTTCTTGGACCAGCAGGCATTGGATAAGTATTTGTATTCCTCAAGATATCTCTGGACAATCTTTCGGCAGTCCCTTAACAAGCTCTTGCACTTCGGTAGCTCATCCGTGCCGAGCATCCAAGGAGATCCTGAGACCCCCTTAGTCCCCACCAATCCGAAGATGGCAACGACCTTGCTTTGTTTGACTATTGAGATGAGTTCTGAAGAGGCTTCAGCACCCCTCACAAGAGCTCCAAGGGGTGTGCCCCTGGATGCGTGGAAGACCTCTTCAACGTCCTCCTGACGCATCGTAAGGGCCAACTCAGCGATGTCCCATTGGGTTGTCTTACGGAAGTAAGGTTTAGACCTGACGGCTGCGCTTGACATAGTTGGCCTCCCAATCTGCGGAGAAGAGAGATACCGGGTGTGGCATATCACTTTGAACAACTATCTTCACCGTAGTATTCTGGGATACTACTGGGACCACCAAGCGTCCTGTGGAGAGGGCCTCCGCACCAATAACAGCAGAAAGTGACCCTAAGGTTTTTCCTGAGAATGTATAGGTGTACTGCTCACGAGCTAGTGGGGTAACCATTACTTGGTAATACCCCGTATCTGCATGGTTGAAAGCAATCTTCCGTATCTGTGTTCTTCCCTCTGTATCCGAAGCTTTAGTTTGACCGGAGCCCTGCACACGAACTGAGAGAGGAGAGACCTGGTAGAGGAAGTTGTACTTCTTCCCAAAGGTCAAAGCTGTTGAGCTAAAGTCTCCCTTGATCTTGGTCACTCCTGCCGAGTAGAGAACATCTGTGATCTGCCCTGCCTTAATGCTTCCACCCCCTTTAGCTGTCACCATATAGGTGCCATCTGATGGGAGGTAACCAATGGAGCCTGCTGAGATGGTTGTATAGGTCCCATCAAAGGTAAGGGCGGTAGTGGGTAACTGTACCTTGCGATCAAGGTGTACACGGTATGGCTCACCCGGATTATTGGCCCCAACCGAGAAGTCCATCTTCTCAAGGTAGAGCCCATCTGCACGGGAGATCACCATGTACAAGGTGGATTGAATAAACTCACAACTGAGGATAGTCCCCCCTGCATTGAAGGTGAACGTAGACCAAGAGCTTTGAAGCTTCTCATTCCCACTGAAGTAATACTTGTAGATGTACAGCTTAGTGCCGTCCTTCTCAGAGAGCATCGCTAGAACATCTTCCGATGGTCCTGCGGCAATCTTCACCACGCCTGAAGGGATGTATGTTGGAACGTGTGAAGTGATGTCTGTGGCATCGTTGGTCAGGCTGTTCAGATCAACAAAGTATTCCCGCACCGAGGACCAGTTACCTTTGTCCAATGTGAAGTACACATTACGACCAGAGGTAACAGGACGAGCTCGGGTGTTCACAGAGAAGTCCGTAGAGGGTTTGATTGGAACCTTCTTAGGGGTCATCATATCAACAGAGTCCACCAAGAACTGCTGCTGTTTGGAGAAGAGCAACATCTGTTTATTGAAGCTCACTGCATGAGTCAGCACAGCCACCTTGTTGGTAGCCGCATTGACATCTACAGGGTCACTATCGAGCAGGGAGACCACTGTGGTGCGGTAGTTGTTGAAGTATTTGCCTGTCTCCGTCATGATAAAGTTCTCATCTGACAGGAAGCCTAATCGGTTCTGGAAGAAGAAGACATCGTTGATGGTTCCGCCCACAAAGGATGGGTTTGGATTTGACTTGATGTCCCCCACAGTTCTGGTGGCCCACTCAGCAGGCTTGAAGGTGAATGTTCCGTTGGCCTCACGAACCAACTGGTGGGGCATCGTGGTGTTATCCAAACCAATCTTGATCCCCGGTGCAACAGTCTCCTTCCATACACCTGAGGCATTATTAATACCGCCAGCATCGTACTTAACCCAGTAGTTGTCAAAGGAGGAACTCTGGTCCCCCGTGATCTGTACCAAGAAGGAATCTATTCGGGGATTTGAGGGGAGGTCTGTGAACTTCTGAAGGTTCCCTTTGATGGCAACCATTGCATTATTATTGAAACCATCTTCACAAGTCACATTGAAGTCCGTAGTGGAGTTCTTAATGTAGATTGTGGAACCGCTTACGCTTACTGTCCAAGGGGCTGAAGCAAAGGTGGTTGCTACACCAGGTGTGGTTGTTACTACCGGGTTGCCCTCTGCATCAACTGTTGTGGATGTAGTCGCAATGGCACCCTTAAGAGAGGCACATAAGGTTGCAGCAATGGAATCTGTGGACAGTGCTGGGGATTGGTTTGCATTGCTTCCATCAGGGGTAGCGTAAGTTGCCACCTTGGTCCCATTAACAAGCAGAGAGTATGTCTTTCCATAGTTACCCAGCTTGACGTTGAAGAGGGCCTCATAGAGTCTACCGGGGCTCACAGTGGATGCCTCAGTGACAACCTTGGTCTTGTTGGTGATGAAGGTGTAATCAGCAACAGTCGTTAAGGCAAAGCTATCTTGAGCAGTGGTTGCTGTATTGAGATATGCCTTGTCCGTAAAGTTGACTGTTTTCTGGACACCAAATAAATCATAGACCTTAAGATCCCCGTTAGTGAGAATCACTTGGTACTGCTCAGTTCCATCACGGTTGATGGTGTGGATCAAAGCATCCGTAAGGGGGGTACTTGAGATCTTTGCAATGTGTTCCGTAGGGGGTCTCTTCCGCAATCCCGAAGAGACAGTCGAAAGACCATTCTCTTGCACCTCCCCTTGGGAAGTCAGACGGAGGGTGAAGGGTTGCTGTGAGACCCCATTCACGAAGTTGGGGATTGAAGAAGAGATTAAGCTCATCGGGTTAGTGTCCTTGCGACTGACCACGATCCTGAGAGGATGTTGTAGTCAGCATTGTTTGCATCAAGCTTCTTCAGTCCAGCACGGGCCTTGGCCTCATCCTTTTCTGTGTAAGCTGCGAGAGAGTCAGAGCCGACTACCCGCTGTTGAAAGACACGGGCAGCACGGATAGCAATGTATTGACGGGCAGCATGGGGGAGGTCATTGAAATCCAAGAGGACAACCATGTCTACAGAAATATTCTTGGTGAAGCTAAAGGTGTGATTCACCCGGTCATAAAGGCGGTTACCCCGCATCGCCACATCAAGGGTTGAGTCCCTGCCAGAGGTATCAATCTGGATGCAGTTGGCTGGGATATAGATCTCACCAAGATCAAGTGTTGGTGACATCACCCAATTAATCTCAGTGTTGAATTGCCAGCCTTCCTGTTCAACCTGAATGGTTACCTCACGGAGAACCTGTTGGGCAATCCCAACATCCACCGTGCTTTGGTCTGAGGATAACGAACTGACCGGGGACTCTCCAATGGTGGAGAGCATGATGTTGATAGCCCCCAGTTCAGTGAGGGGTGATAAGGTTTGCATGATTTATTCCAGAAGTAAGATGTTGTTAGGGGACTGCTGCATGGTGACCCAGTTGGTCCCATCAGATACCACAGTGGCCCAGTTCCCGATCACCGGAAGGAGAATCTGAGTACCCACCACAGTGCTGTCCACAGGGACCACGTCGGAGGACACTGAGGTGACAGCTTGGGCCTGCATATTCTTGAAGGTCAGTGATCTACCAGGATAGGTTGCAGCCGCAGGGAGGGTAACTAAGCAGGCGGAACCCGTCTTGTTGTTGATGAACCAAGAATCAGTGACAGCTACTGTGAAGTCTGTGGTCTTCGTCAGCGTAGACGAGAGTGAGACATAGTTACCCGCAACTTGGGCACCAACTTCCGTGTAGGTATAAGTGGGCTTGACACTTGCCTTTGCCCATGCATATACATCAGATGCAGGCAGGGTTGTTGGGATCGACTGATCACCTGTGTTGGTTCCGGTAGAGTTTCCTGAGCCTGACGGAGAGCCAATCTCGGCAGCGGAGTAGCTGGGCTTGGTTCCTGCCTTTGCCCATGCGCTTACGTCTGAAGCAGGGAGTGTTGTTGGCAGCGTTTGATCACCTGTGTTGGAGCCACTGAGGGCTGTAACACCAAGCTTTGTCTTAATGGTCTCAGCGGTTTCATCGCCAGTATTTGTTCCACTGGTCTCGGCATTTGATGTGTATCCAGCGGGATTCGCATCAGAATATGGGGTGAAACCGTAACCTTCAGATGCGCTGGCTGCTATCTGGGCTGCAGTTAGTGCGCCTGTGAGGGTGTTAACTGAATTGACATAAGTAACTGGTGGCAACGGCGCAGGGGTAATGGTGACGCACACCGCTATGCCTGCGGGGGGCACACTTGAGAGGGTTACTGAGTAAGGTGTTTGGCTTGCGATAGAGGCATCCACACCAGCAACGGTGGCTGTGCGGGTTCCTGTTGCAAGGGAAGTGCTAAATGTTGCGGTTGTCCCAGAGGAGATTACGCAGACTGTCTCAGTCATGGGAGGTTCCTTAAAGTTTAAAAAAAAGCCCCAACCAATCCTGAGTTAACAAGAAAGGTTAGGGCTAATTGATTAGGCTGTTTTCAGTTCGATAGCAGCCGATGGACGGAGAACGCCGTGACCCATCGCGTACTTAGCCACCATCAAGGTGCCTTGACGGCGAATGTCGTACTGAGACTCCATTGCCAAGTCCATGAGTTTCACTGTGCCGATAGCAGCTTTGTGCATGACCAAGCCAACGGAGCCTGTGAAGACACCAGCGTACTTGCTTGCACCGCCACCGCCAAGACCAGCACCACCAGCAACGGAAGCACCGTCAGCAGCGATAGTGGAACCGAAGGGACCGTGATTGGTTTTAACCAATTCGATACCAGCGATCATAGGGACACGGGCAGTTGCCAAGCCACCAGAGGCAGCACCGTACAAGCTGTTCTGAACCAATGAGTTCTGAGCAAGAATGTAGTAAGCAGCAGGAGACAGGTACGCAGTGCGGCCTTCAGCAGGGATGAATTTCTCATCCATCTTCTGAGCAGCAGCAAACAGGGCAGCGATCAGCTTTGCACCAGTGGTGTCAGACAACATAGCGGCATCCAAGATGGAGCCACCAGCAGCCTCACCAGTAACAGGAGATGCACCACGAGCAGCCAAGAGGCCCAACGCGAGAATCTGCTTGTCGTGGGTGTAGGCCAGTGCGTTGCCAATCTCTTGGGCGTAAGGACCACGGACATCGTAGTGGTTCTTGGCCTCATCGATGTTGGACAGGAACAGGCTGGAGATCAGCAAGTCATCAATGGTGATGATCTGCTCGTTGGCTGGCAAAGAGAGACCAGTGATCTCAGTACCTGGGGTGTGGTAAGCGGCAGTTGTTTTGCCCAAGATTGGGAACTGAGCCGATTTACCATTGGCGATGTTACGGGTGACCACTCGGCCCTCAGTAACTGTACCCTCTGCGAAGGCGGTCATTACTTCGCCAGAGAATACCTTAAGGAACAGCGCATCTTGTGCGCCAGTGTTGTTTGCTTGACCTGTGTAATTAACGGTTGCGTTAGCCATGAGAATTTACCTATATAAAAGAGAAAGAAAGTTGTTGAGCAACTCGTCATCTCGACATACATCACAGGGTTCTCCTCCGCAGAGGGCCAAGCTAGTTCTATCAATCTGTTGAATTAGCAGCACCACCGAATAAGGATTCAGTGCGGATAACTTTTCAATTTCTATAGGTGTAAATACAAGGGCCCCTTACGGGGGCCAAGCGGCTGGGATGACGTTCCAACAGACGAGATGTATCACCTCCTCTCGGATTAAGAAGCTACGCCTTTTATCTTCTCAACTGTGCGGTAGGCCCCGAGACCAAGCATTCCCATAAGGACGGGCATCATCTCGGATATATCAGCAGGGGCAAGTGTGATCTGGTGTCCGAGTAACTCGGCAACAACCTTTGCAATACTTAGCCCCAACCAATTCCACGCACAAGCTGTCCCACAGACCCAGCCAATGAAGGGCCTCCAACCAGCAACGAATATGCTGGAACTCTTGGCCTCTTCTTGATTGATCTGCATCTGGCCTGCCATTTGCGCCAAGTCTCCCGATTGCTGAAGTTTGAATAATTCAAATTTAGCAGCAGCCGCTTGGGCAGGATCAGGCCATATGCGATCAATAACTTTTCCACCGATGTCCAAGAGAACACTGATGGGGTCTTTGTAGGTGATATCCATGATTACATGATGTTGGAGCGACCCAACTTTTGTTGTACAGCATTGCGGAATGCGGGATCTGCCTTGTACCGTGAGTCAGACATGGCAACCTTCATCTGAGCCAGAGACTCAAAGACATCGGTTACACCACCAGACACACGCCCACCTTGCAGCACAGGCTCACGGCCTACAGCAGCAGTAAATGAGGCACCAAGGCCAGCTACTGCCAGCTTGGCTTGATCTTTATTACCTGAACTCACAGCAGTGTTGTAGGCAGATACTTGAGCTTCAGTCATATTGACCTTGGCCCAAGCAACCATCTCGCCATACTTCTCAGAACCACCTGGGGTTGCCGACATGACCTCATTCTGGAACTGTGCAACGAGGGCCTGTTGGCCTGCCACATAGTTATCCACTGCTGCCTTGTCAAAGCCAACCGCAGCCAACTTGGTGTAGCTTGCTTCGGATAAGGTGCCAGCAGTAGCGAACTCAGTATTGAGGTCCGCCATGTTGAGGCCAGCCTGTTGAACCACAGCAGTTGCATCAGCGGGGGCTGTTGTGATTGCCAAGGGATCAGCCGGGGCTGTAGCCACAGGAGCTACTACTGGAGCAGCAGGAGCTACAGGAGGGGTTGCCCCACTCTGCTTTGCTTCCAGTGCCTTGTAGCTTGCTGCCATGTCTTCCGCAGTAGCGAACTTCTCAGGGAGCCACGAAGGTCGGCCTGAGAGTTCTGCTGCTTTGGAATCAACCAATGCAATCATCTTCTCATCGTGGCCTACAGGGGCTACCTCATCGGGGGTGATGAGGGTTACTCGTTCTAGTGCATCACTCATAGGTACTCCTTCACCATCCCGTTGGTATGAACCACATATTTTTGTGCCTTGGGATTGATGGTGAATTTAACTTTCTCAGCACCCTCACCAATGTATTCAATGAGGGGGGTTGCGTTACCCTGCGGGAGGTCCTTCGGGACCTGGGGCAGCTTGGGGGCTGTTGCCATTGTTTGCGATTCCTTGTTTAGCCATTTGACCAGCAGCATTAATTGCAGGAGCAAGTCCTTGCTGCATCATCTGTTGTTGTTGGGCTTGTTGTTGTTCTTGCTGAACCTGTTCATCAGACTTGATGAGGCCCTCTGTATCAATCCCTAGAGCAGTTGCTCGGCGGGTCATGTAGTCACTCCAGTTAACTCGAGAGACAGCCTCGGGGATCTGCATAACTGCTGACATAAATGTGTCAAGCTTGTTGAGATCATTCCCTCGACCAAGTGCTTCGATACCTGTAACGATGACTGGTTGAACAATCCCTTTGGGAAGCGTTGGAAGCTCTTTATCCCTCTGCATCCTGAACATCAAGCGGTTGATCAGCGGTAGCTGAAACTCTTGAGACAGGATGGAATAGACACCACCCAGCCCAGACTCTAGCTCTTGGGCCATGAATCGGATTTCTTCGGCAGTTACCCGTTCACCGGATCTCTGGACTGAGGAGTTCAACATGAAGGCAAAGGAGAGTCGCTCTTCGATAGACTTGGCAGCTTCAAGGGCTACTCGAAAGTCGTTGTACTTCTGAAGTTGTAGAACAGACACATCGGTCTCTACACCTTCACAGAAGCCACCACTTTCGGTTGACGCTAGATCACTCATCGAGGTGGTCCCATTGGGGTTCACCAGAAAGAGAATCTTGGCAGCAGCCGCTGCACCCTCTACGATTGCCTGAGACAGGCCCTCAAGGGATTTGATGTCACCGAGGTACTCTTCAACATAACCTCGACCATAGCTCTCACCGTCTACCTTTGCCATTCGGATGGGAATCCAAGGGGACTTATCGGCAGGGTACTCACCAATGGAGGAGGGAATCTTAATCCCTTTAACCTCTTGGTAGACTTCCCATTTCTGATCGTCCCAGCTCACATGAGTGAACAGGTCAACAGTGTTGGTTCGGTAGGTTGCGTCTTCAGCTTTGTCTTCAGAAGTATCTGGCTTGCCTTCATCTTCTTTGGGCTCTGGTTTCTCACCAAGGATCTCTTTGATCTCATCAGACACCACAGCACAAGACACCGTTTCCTTTACAACGATGTCCAGTACCTGTCCCATTGGATCTCTTTGGATTACAAAGTTATGCAAATGGAATACACGCATACCACCCTTTTGAGGCATATACAGTAAGGCGTTCCCTGCAACCAGCATATGCTTGAGGGATTCAAATGTTGAGACACGGATAGCCTCAGTCTCAATCTTGCGTTGGACAGAGCGTTCCATCTTGGCAAGCTTGGAGTCCACATTGGCTTTCATCTCAGGCTGCATCCCTAGCTTCTCAAGCGTAGTCGAATCAATGTCCAAGCGGAAGCATGGGGTGTTCGTTGGGAGGAGAGCAAGGAGCAGCTTAGAGGCCAAGTTGTTGACACCACGGGCACCAATGGATTGGTACGGGGTGTAATACTTGGTGGCTTTAGAGTGGCCTAAGGGAGGGACCAGAGTTGGGATTGTGTACAGCGATGCATCAATAGCCCTCATCAAGAAGGGCATACGGTCCTGTTCAAGGGTCTTGTACAGAGCGCCTGCATTTCCCTTTTCTTTGGGGCTAGAGTCTTGCATAGGTTCCTTAAGTTGGGATGTTCAGGCCAGAGCCTGTTGATCCAGTATCTGTTCGAGTCTTGTCAATCCGCAGGGCGCTACGTCCCCGGTTGGCTCCAAGTGCTGCTGATGTACTGTTGACATCAGAGGCTGTTTGGAGGACTGCTGGAGGTGGAGGAGGTGCCTGAGCGGGAAGCGGAGGTGGTGGGGGTGGAGGGGAAGATCCGCACATGGTTATTCTTTCTTAAGTACCTGGAAAGCCAGAGGGTCTTGGAGCTTGAACTGGGCAACAAGGTGTTTGATCACACGCTGCTGTCCAATTAAGATTCCAATCTGCTCTGGCAACTGAGGCTGTTCAGGGAGTTTGTCGGGGAAGACCTGTTGGAGGTAATCCAAGAGGTCTCTTGAGATGGCTATAGAACTCATTAGGTTCTCCTAAGGTGTCCGGAACGGAATTAGTGGCATTCTTCAGGGTAATCTTTACCCAATCTCATTACCATTTCCCGGTAGCAGCGTTCCAAAACATGGACCCGTTGGGCCATTGAGAGAAGCTCACCCTCTACCTCACGGGGAATCATTGCTCGGTCACACACGGAGTGAACAGTGGAGACCTCCTTTGTAACAAAGGAGAAGGTTTCTTTAGACATCTCATACATTTTTCTTTGTCTCCAAAGAAATCAGAAGATCAATGTAATGCCGTGCCTTCTCGAGGTCTTTGATACCACCCTTGTCTCTCCACCGAGTTACATACTTGATGATGTTCCCCTCTGCGAAGGGGATGCCATTGGCATGGATGTACTCAATAGGTTGAATCGCGTGGTATCGGTAGTGGTCCCCTGAGACCTGTGTTCGGAGGGGACTTAACTTATCTTTAAGGGTTTCCTCAAGCGAGGGGCGGATCACAATCTTTACTGTGTCAGCTTTAGAGAGGGGGCGAGGGACACACCCTGTGGGTACTCCGTAGGATTCCATAAGATTACTTCTTTCTTGTTAAAGTCATAGTCGGTTGCTCGGCAGATTCGTGCAACTCTTGCTTGTTGGATAGCGGCTTCTGTTCCAAGCTTTGCCTTTGTAAAAGCAGCCACCACCTTGGGCCACATTGGTCCTTCTCCATCGAGGATCTTCCTTGCGCCCACATCACCCACTCCGGGACATCCTTTGTATCCATCAGTGGCATCTCCTACGAGTGTTTGGTACATATGCCACCAGTCAGCTTCAGTCTCGGAGATGTCGTAAGTGACATCCTTACCGAAGTCGTAGAACTTTCCTGGGATGGTCTTGAAGTCTTTGTCGATGGAGCAGATGATGGGATTCTTATAGCGACCACAGGTGGAGAGAATGCCAAGGCAATCGTCCCCCTCAAGGCCCTCTTTAAGATAGCTCGGGTGAACTCCCATTGCGTGTTCCTTGATCCAGTTAAGGAGCATGGGCTTCCGCTTGTCTGCACGGTTTCCCTTGTAAGTTGGCAGCACGGAGTATCTAAAGTTGTTCGGTGAGGTGAATGCAAGGATGTAGTCGGTGGCCTCTGTAGATGCAAGCAGGGTTGCCAGCTTGTCTTCAAAGGTTGCAAGGACTTCCTCTTCAAAGGAGTGAAGAGTCCAGAGACCCTCTCCCCAGTTCACAGGTTTCTCTCCTGCGGCTGCTGCTTGGTAGGCCAGTACGTCAGCGTCAATGAGGGCTGTTGTCATTCTTCTCCTTAAGTTTGGCTTCAATGTTTATTGCAGACTGTGACAATCCACCCGGACGGTACGCCATGTCCACTCGCAGTTCTTCTTTCGCATTTGGCTTTTCACTAAACCATGCACCCAATTTCTTGTCGTAGTCTTGGCAGAGTCCGTTGTCCCAGCCTGTTGGTACGCTCGGTGGGCAGCAAGTGTGAATATTTACAGGGCCAAGTGCGCTCATAAGCCGCTTACCGCAACGTGGGCAGAAGTTACGTTCTTTGGCTTGATCTAGATGCGTTTCCAGTACACCAGCGTCATAGCCCATCTTGAAACTATCTTGAAGCTCTTTAGCCATGCGCTGCATCTCCTTAACTAACACCGCTTTCTCGTCCCAGTCTGGTTTGAATGACTCAGACTTCATCAACGCAATCGTCAGTGCTTGATCTGCTGCTATTCCTTCCCAGTCCGTCTCCTGCTCTGGTTGCGCTAGTCCACCGGGACGATACGCCATGTCTTCAGGTGTCCACTCGCGCTTCTCAGACTCTACACTTATCGTTTTCCCGGCGTCAGGAATACGATCTGGTTGCGCCTCTTTGACCGAATCTAGTGCCCATGCCGCGATACCAATAAAGTTAAAAGCCTCCTGCGCGTGCCATTTTGTTCTGCCATCTTCCGACATTTCAGGTGGTGCAGCCATTCCTGCAAATGCAATCTTTTCCAGCGCCTCAAGCGCCAGCTTCAGTGCTTCATCTTTAGTCATGGCTCTTCTCCTTCATGCATATCAAGGAACCTAAGTCCCGTTAGAGTTACCCTCCAGTGGTTCCCGAAGAAGCCATCCAGTGCGGTTGTGATGAGGCCAAGTGAGGCCAGCCTGCCAATCCAATGAGAGTTCTCTCGACAGAAGCAAGACTGAAGAGCCTTGGGTTTCTCATAGATTCTCAGGAGGGCGTTAACTAGTGGGTCTGGGACCATGTGGCTCCTTGTTTAGCTTCACCATTAAGGCGGCAGCGGAAGTTAAAGATGTCCCCAACTTGGGTAACGGTTGATGTACAGACCTCTTTGACAATGTCTGCAATCTCTTGGGTACGGCAGGCAATCTGGACTTCATCATGGGACCAAGCACAGAGTGCATAGTCACCATCCCAGCCATGTTTGAGGAGTCTGGATTGAAGTTCACGCTCCACAAGGACAACCCATTGCTTGCACACTAGAGCCCCTGCGGATTGCAGGAGAGTGTTTAGTGCAGCATGGGGGGATCTGATGTGGACCATACGACCATCAATGCCCCGGAGACAGCCATCTTTCTTGGCCTTGAGTTGGACGGCATCCTTCAGGAACTTCAAGGCAGGGAGTCCCTTAAGGAACTTTACTTTGAGCTTCCTGCCTGTCATTGCATCACCCCCAACGATCTGTCCAATCTTTGCATCCCCGGCTCCATAGAGGAATCCGTAGATGAATGTCTTGGCATTGTTGCGGGTGGGCAGGCCAGCAGCCTTCTGGTTCACCGAGTGGATGTCACCAGTTAAGAGAGCATCCCCGTATGCCCCTTCGTCCCAACGGGCCATGAAGTGGGCGAGACATCGGAGTTCAAGTCCAGAGGCATCTGCACCCACAAGCGTCCAGCCCGAAGGGGTGGTAAAGAGAGAACGGCACTCCTCTCCGTAGGGGCTGCTCCCGGCAGGGACTTGTGAAATGTTTGGGCGAGAGTGTGTAGCTCTGCCAGTGACGGCACCATTCGGATTGATTGATCCATGAATTTTTCCTTTAGTTGATAACTTCATCCACGCAGCATCTCCTTCAGACAACTGTCCGAGGCGCTTGGAAACCATGAGGTACTCCGTTAAGAGGGGTGCCTCTGGGTATGGGAGATCTTTCATCACCTCTTCATCCACCTTTGGCTTGCCGCCTTCAGTGAACTCTTCAGGCTTCCACCCGTAGAGGGCAGTGAGCCTGTTGGCGATGTGGTCCCGTGACCGGGGGTTGAACATGACAACCTTTGAGCGGGGCACAGGGACCCCAGCGGTGTAGCCAAGGGTCTTGTTGGGGCGCTTTGGAATGAAGTCTGGGAGGGTCACTGTCCAGTTGGCGAAGGTGGCTTTTAAGGTCACCTCAAGGCGGTCTCTGTGGGAGATCAACTTGACCAGCAGTTCGGCAGCAGCCTGCTCGTTGAAGCAGAAACCGTTGCGTTGCATCTGGCTCATCACCCACTGGATGTTGTGTTCCAGATCAATGGCCTGCTGGCTGTAATCCTTGGCAATACACTTGGCAAGAAGCTTGGCAGTTACCTCAGTATCACGGTCACAATAATCCAACATCTCCTGTGTAAACACAGCCCAGACATCGGTTGTATCCGTCTTCTCCTTCTTGGCAAAGTCACCCTTCAGAAGACCCAAGCGAACACCCCAAGCTTCCAAGGAGTGGCGACCAAAGAGGGCACCGGGGAGCTTGCCCTTCTTCATCAAGTCAACGTCAATCTCTTTGATGTGGCTCCAGATCAACCGGGCCATCACAAGGGTGTCGAAGCAGCGGTCCTTATCGAACTTGAACCTACCGGGGTACAGCTTCTCTACTACGGCATGGTCGTAGTTGATGGTGTTGTGGCCCCCGATGTGGTAGTCATATTTCAGGTTTGCATCACAGAGGGTCATTAGCCCCTCAAGCACCGTGCCTTTGCGGCCTTTAGAAGGCTCATCGGACCATCGGGTTGATTTCCCTGTGGAGACATCCCGGATAACCAAGCAGTGAATCTTGCTGACGGTGTCAAGCAACCCATCTGTTTCCAAATCCCATACGAGTCGTTTGACATCAGCCATTAGATTTCCTTTAAGTGTTTATTGAATGAGGACAGGCTTCGCACCTGAGGGGCCCACATAAGCAGGGCTGCAATAACCGAGTGCAAGCTCAGTGTTTGTGTTTATCGAATCGGACAGGCACCACTGGCACAGTCATCGTCCAACGTGTCAGAGACCAGAGTCTCATCAAGAATGAAGTCAACAATGCGGGAGAGGTACTCGTCATAGACAGCCTTGGTTACCACCTCTTGTGGGAGGTATGGGTAGCCAAGATCGGCGGCTGTCTTTGTGGGGTCATTGCGGAACAGGAAGGAGACACCAACGTAGTTGTCCCAGTTGGTGTGCAGCCAATCAACAATGGCAGGAACTTCCCCTGCGTCATAGCTGATAGTCGCTGAGACATTCTGCTGACACCACGTCTGCATGAGCATCTTGTAACGCTCAAGCTGGTCCACAGCAGATTCCAGATTGACCTCTACACCGTTTACTTTGTCGAACTGAACAGTCTCCCAAGCAACCGGGAAGGTAGCAAGCACACTTTCTTTATCGAAAGGATGGTCAAATACACGATAGCCAGAAGCCCGAAGCTTAGGAACCACAAGATCAAACTTGCTAAACACCACATTATTGAGAACATACTTACCGAGGGGTTTGTGTACCCCTTCAGTGGTGTCCATAATTTTCGAGAGTGTTCCCGAGGGCTTGACTGTTGTGACATTTTTAGGGCGTGGTGTTCCAAGTTCATCAGCCATCGCATATGCAGCCGCAGTAGCAGTTCGTTCAAGTTCGGCATAGTCGTAAGCTTTCAAGTCAGGGCGTGTTGCGATGCCCGTAAGGCCCACACCACAGAGTCGAAGGAAGTCATTGTTCAAGTGCCAAGCTTCTTGCAAGACACCATCACGGAGGTTCACACAGGTCTGTCGGTAGTTAGCCCGAGCAGCCAAGTGAATAGCACGGCGAAGTCCAGCGGAGTCTCCGTGGAACTTGTGTAGATCAACCTCGGTCAAGTTACAGAAGCTCTTGTTTCCCAACAGGATCTCAGCACAGGGGTTCACACCCTTCATCCAAGGGGCACGCTTGATTGCGGCTTCCCCATTAATGAAACCTGGCTCACTGCCGCCTGAGTCCACCATCATCTTGAAGATGCTGGATAGCTGAGTGATGGTTGGCTTGGTCTTGAACAGGAGAGAGTTGTTGGACTGTGCCCGTTGTGGGTTGTTCACCCAGAACTGATCTTTAGCCACAGCAAACTCAGCCCACTCGTCTTCACCATATTCAAACAGGGCGATCTCAGCGGAGCGGCGAGAGGACAACACAGTGCCCATCCAGTTGACCAAGTCCAAGATGTCCATGCGAGTCAGTAAAGATCCAGCACGGCGATTCAGGATGGCATGGATGGCCTCATAGGCAGCAGCGAGTGAGGCATCCCCGGAACTGATCCATCCATATCCAGCGAGGCGGTCACCTGAGGGGCGGATCTCGGAGAAATCGAGTACAAGTTTATCGGCGGGAAACTTATGAGCGACCAGCTTACCGATTGACTTGGCCCATGCTTCTGCGGAGTCGCCAACTTTGATTGTCCAGACACCATCAACGAAGGTCTCTTCATTGGTTTCCTTTCCACCCTTCTCTGTTCGCGAACTGCGAATGATCTGGATGTCAGTGATTGGTTTTTGGTAGCCTGTGAGTTGACCGATGATGGGGCGGAAGCCTACACCGCAGCCCTGTAAGAGAAGCCAGAGGACATCCACACAGTCCATCACGGTTTCAACGTGAGTGAATGAGCAGTTGAACTGGGAGGCTTCTCGCTTCTTGGCAACCTCAGTACCACCAAGCCATAAGGTACGGCCTGAGGTGAGTACCTTGCGGTCCAGCATGAGTTGGCGTAGCTCTTGGAGTTCATGCCAAGTGCCAAACTCAGGGTCTTTATCTGCCGTGGAATATGCTGCCCGAGACCACAGCCAAGCTTGGTGACCAATCACTCGGTCAACTGTTTGTTCCCAAGATTCAAAGCCACCTTCAGGGAGGGGGCGGTTGTATGTTCGGCGGGTAATTACTTGAGCACGAAGAGAGGGTGTGTACATTAAATTTTTATTCTGGAAAGAATGCATTCATCGTCACAGGGGCCACAGTACGGATAACCATAAGGGCCTCGTTGGCAATGATGCGATGCTCTTTCTGGGTTGAGGGGTCAAGTCGGGACTTGAGGTAATGAATCCATGAGCGGAGGGTTCCGTTCATGTACATCCGGGAGGAGGTGAGTCCTTCGGGTAAGAGGGCACGGGCTTGCTCTTTGGCAATCCCTTTAGCGAGTGCCTTGGCATACAAGACTGCGGAGATATCCTCCACTTGAGCCTGGGCGTGTGCCCACCAGCACTCAAGAGATCTGTCATCGGTCTCTAAAGAACTCTGACGATTCTGTTGGTCTTGCAGGCGGCACTCACGAAGCTCTGACGGGGGAAGCAAAGAGGTCTCCGCATAGCGTTGTGAGAACTCTTGAAAGCTGAAGCTTCGGTGCCTCAAGATCTGTCGCCCGATGTCTCGGGTGGTGTTGATCTCAAGGCAAACATTAGCCATCTCAAAGGGGCTCACATGGCCCTCTCGCATCATGTACTTGAGGATGCCTGTGATGTTGGTATTCGCTTGATTGGCTGGGTTGGATACCCGTGCCATTGAGGCAACCAGTTGATCAGCTTCGGGGGTGGCCCACATTAACTTGACGTTCATATGATTCCATCCACTCGGAGTTGAGCGGCCTTGTCGGTGTATCCATCGGGATAGCGCTGGCGGAGCTTGCTCATGTTCATCTCAGCAAGATCATCAAGAGACATCCCGTTGAGGTTGCAGAAGAACTGAAGATAGAACAGGAGGTCCCCCGCTTCGTGCTTGATCTTGTTCATGTCCATCTGCTTGTTGAATGCCCATGACTTCTTGACGATGTCGAGGACTTCCCCTGCCTCAGTAGACATCCCTACAGCAGCGTGAAGGAGACCATCAAGGCCACTGGCCCTGTTGACTACAAGAGAGTCCACAAAGCCACGGTAGAGGCGAAGAGTGGCGCTCAAGCTTCTGCCCCAAAGGTGTAGCGTGCGTAGCGTTGCTTAGTCAGGGGGTGCTTCTTGTCCTCACGGAGGATCTTGAAGCCAGCCGCACGGATCTCAGTGATGCGTCTTGTGAGGGACTGCACGGAGTGGTCCATGATGGCCTCGCGCTGGGTGATTGAACCAGCATCACGGATGTGACGGTAGACGGTGAGTGCCTGTGGGGTCAGGGAATAGATTTGTTTGAAGTAGCTCATTAGAAATCCTTAGTTGTATCTGTGAAAGTTGATTGCTCTTCAGGTGCTTCTGTTTCAAACAGCAGCCCTGTGAGGGGGTCGTAGCCAAGGTAGAGCAGTTGCCCGGTGGACTGTCCCGTGTAACGGTCCTTGAGAATCCGAAGGGTGGTTGTCTGGCGCTCTCGCTCATCTTCAGCCTGTTGATTTCTTTCGAGGCCGAACATGAAATGACTCCAGAAGCCAATTGCTCGGGCTCCTTTGAAATGCCTGATAGAGACATGGCCTCCCTCTTCATGGCTCTTGCCATCAGGGGTAGCCAAGTGGGAGATGAAGTGGATGATGACCTTCAGTGCCTTGGCAAGTGAGGCCATCTCCTTCATGATCTGTTCCAGCGAACCTCGCTCATCTGCGGTGTCAGCCATCGCTGTAAGGTGATCCACATAGAAGATCCTGATGCCCTCAGAGACCGCCATGTAGCGAATCTTTGAGGCCACTGTGGACCACTCGGTCTCTCCGAAGTTGTCGTAAAGAGTTACCTTGCCGTCAAGCTTTAGGACCCACTCGTTCCGCTCTTCTTTTGTCCAAGTGCCATCAGGTACATGAAACCTCTTACCCGCAAGCTTTCCAGCCACTCGAGTGACAGTCTCTGTCGGCTGTTGTTCAAGGAACACAAGGCCAACTCTCTCTGATAGTGTCTCGATATCGTAGGCAATTTGCTGGGTGAAGACATCGGTTTTCCCGATACCTGTCCCCGCACCCAATCCATAAATTTCTCCATGTCGTCTTCCAAAAGTTAGTTTAGTGAGGGAGGGCAGGAACCAAGGGAGGCCCTGCTCAATGTCTTTGTTGAGTTCTTCCATCAAGTCAGAGACACCCACCAGACCATCAGGTCGGAATGCTTTGGCTTGCCAGATGGCTTGAACAATCTGGTCCCCCTTGCCTGCCTGTAGCAGTTCATTGGGGTCCTTCATGGGGAGAGTTGCGATCTTGGCTTTACCTACGGGGAAGAGGGCTGCACAGTCTTTTGCTGCCTTCTCTCCAGGTTCATCCATATCGAACATCAAGATTACTTCTTCAAATTTTTCAAAGTATTCAAGGTTCTTCTTGATGGCCTTGGCTGCACCCTGTGCCCCATTGGGGACAGAGACAACAGGCCACTTACCGTTCTGTACTTGGGAGACAGACAGACAATCAATCTCACCCTCAGTGATGACGATCTTCTTGCCTGAACCCCAGAGCCTTGCTCCAAAGAGTTGGGCCGAAGAGATGTCACCGAGAATCTTGAAGGTCTTATCAGCACCTCGGATCTTCTGGGCAACCAGTTCACCATCAGCAGAGTAGTAAGGAGCAATCTGGACTTTCAATCCCTGATGCTCCCCAACCTGATAACCAAACTGTCGGCAAGTCTCTTCTTTGATTCCGCGCTTTATTAGGTCCTGATAGGAGCCTGTGATCAAAGACATATTCTTCCTTGTGGGTTGGGTTGTTGGGGAGCCATCTCCGTGGATGTAGTGCCCACAGCCAAAGCAATGAGCGTGTCCATCGGAGTACCGGGCAAGGTTGTCTCGGCTTCCGCACTCTGGGCACGATTCTTTGTAGAGGTAGTGAGACTCTGGAGCATCTACAGACACGGTGGGATTCCTTTAGTTAGCGGTAGTGACCCCGCTCGAATGAATCAAGGAGGTCTTTGAGGTGGTGATAGCCCACCCAGGCAGCAACTGCGAGGAGAGCAAGGAAGGTAAGCATCCCTAAGATGCCAATGAAGAGGAGGAACCCGTTCATGGTTTCATCACAGACTTGACCCAAGGGATTACGTCAAAGCAGGGGCAAGCCTTGGCAACTTTAGGGAAGTCACGGTGGCCCTGAATGACAGCCTTGGGGTACTTGGCTTTGAGAGTCTTCAGGAGAGTCAAGAGAGAATCAAACTGAGACTCTGAGAAGTTCTTCACTGGCTTACCTGTGGGACCATTGGCATCCACCCCACCTACCATGCAGATGCCGATGGAGGTGCTGTTGTAGCCCTCTACATGGGCACCAATGGCCTCTTCATCGCGGCCTTTCTCAATCGTGCCATCAGTCTTGATGACATAGTGATAGCCGATCATCAGGAAGCCGCGTTGACGGTGCCAGCGGTCAATTACTTTGGCATCTGTGGCGATGTCAGGGACTGAAGCAGAGCAGTGAACTGCAATGTAATCAGTGGATTTGCGGGGGGATAAACCGGGGGTCATTACTTTTCCTTAAGCCACTCTTCAGGGGCCTTCTTGTCTGCATAAAGGAACCCGTTCTTGACACACCAATCGGCGTAACTTGTGGGGGATCTCTTTGTGATCTTTGTTTTGGATGATGAGAAGACAAATCGAATGTCTAGCTCTGGGTGCTGGGCCTTGACGAGGATGTGCTTGGCACGATCTTCAGCAAGGAATCTCCCCTTGGTCTCAATGATGATTCCGTTGGAGAGTTGAAAGTCGGGGGTGTAAGTTCTCTTCTTGGCTGGCTGCACGAATGGAATCTTGAAAGACTCATAAGTGAAGCTGACCTTCGCTGCCGTTAGCTGTGCAGAGAAGACCTCTTCCAAGCCAGACCGAAACCCATGTTTCAGACTGACCTGTAGTGCAGTTAGTTGAGGACGTTTCTTAGAAGTCGTCCGAGTTGCCATTAGATGGTGCTGTTGTGGCCTCTTCAGAGAACCCTGCGGCTTCCGCTGCGGTCTCTTCAGTCTCGTAGCCGTCCTCTTGGCCGAAGCCAAACTGACTCGCGGAGCGGGCACCCGGGCCAACCAGTTCAATGATCTGGGCAGCACTCAGGCGCAGAGAGATGCCTGCCATTGCTTGGCCTGCAACAAAGTAAGGGGTAGCCTGGAAGGCAATCTTGCCGACAGTGCCACCATAGACAGCCACGCCAGCAGCTAGGGGTTTCCCTTTGGCATCGAACAAGCCAATCTTGTTGAAGCGTGCCTCGCCTGTCTTCTTGTCCATGATCTTGTACTTGCACTTGAATGAGAAGACAACATTGCCTGTCTCTTCTTCCGTCTCTGGATCAAACTCTTCAGCGAAGAATGGCTGCTCTTTGACAGTACCAAACTTTTTTCTTTGAGGGATGGGCATCTTTGCGAAGTCCACCTTGCCTGCTGCAATAGCTGCATCCCACTCGGGTTGCAGTTGATCGATCAGGGCCTGAGCCTCTGAGCGGGGGACGATCAGGGATGTCTTGAACTCACCATCGGGCTTGGGGAACTTGTCGTTGCCGAAGTCAGGCTTGGTCAGTGAGGGCCATTTGAAGGTGCCCTTGGGGGATGTGTATGTGGGACGTTTGATAAAGGTTGCCATGATGATTAAGCTTTCTGATTGAGGTGTGCGTTGTGCAGGGAGGGGATGTCGTAACCAAGCTCAATGAGTTCGATTGCAAGGGAAGGGGGTAAGCGGTTGCCAGCACGAAGAATTGCAATGGCTCGGCCTAGAGAGGAGGAGTAAGTGTTCATGGGGGTATCCAGAGATGGACAAAAGAAAACCCCCTGACCTTTCGGAGAGGAGGCGGAATTTGGTAGAGATTTCCTTAGGTGTCCGGAACGGAATTACTTAATGAAATCAACAACTTAGTGGTCGGATGTTTTTTACTGATTCGGAAGCTTTGGGAAGCACTCGGGCCACCATTCGTATGTCATGGGGTCGAAGCGGTTCCCTTTCGTTGCGTTATCTGCAAAGGGAATAACAACCAAGTTCTCGGGAACATGAAACCCAGACACCAGCTTTCCCCGTAGGGGGACACTGTGGTCTACCGCTTGGCGAATACCTGTGGAATTCTGAAGAGACACCCTGAGTCGATATGCAACACGGCAGGCTTCAGGGGAAGACCAAGCGGGGGTGCGCTGGATCTTTTCTGCTTCCCTCCGCATTGCTTTCTCTCCGTGCTTCGCTGCGTACTCTTCAGGGAACTCGGCCTTGAACTTAGCAGTAGATTTAGCCACTGAAGCGCGAACTGTCTCTACATTAAATAGGTTATAAAGACGCCTGTTCGCAAGGTGCGCGGCTTGACGTATGGGGTCCAGACGCCGCCTCGCGTTGTATTCCCTGTTATCAAATTCCCTTGAACTAGGCCCGGATGCCCTCCGTTCTTTCTTAATCTCAGCGCGACATAACTTGCAGTAGCAGGAGAGTCCGTCCCATGCGGCGTTGTTTCTCCCAAATTCAGAGTCAGGCTTTTCGATTTCACAGTAAGGACATTTTTTCATTTGGGGATATTCCTGTATTGGAGAGTATTCAGGCGAAGCTAAAGCGTGAAAGGAGGACTCCAGAGAGATCCAAACTGCCCTTACCCGGCAACTCAGGGAGTTCCTGCACAGACTCTTCAGTCAACTGACGGACGATCTCTTCGCGGAACCCTCCCAGCACATCCACTTCTGAATACATCTCAACGAAACTCTCACGGACGATACGGAAGAGGTCTTCAGTTTCAGCCGCAGTGGTCCCAAAGGAGTCGTGAATCATTGCGAAGGACTTGATTCCCTCCTGTGTTGCCCTGACTGTTGTAAGCATCATGTGGGCAGCATCGCAGGAGTGGATGAAGTTGGGGGAGATCCCGTTGGCCTGTGCCTTGCGGTCCAGCTTGTCGGTTCTCTCTCCCATAGTCACCTTAATGGTCCCGCCTTGGAGGGCAGTGGTGATCCTGCGCTCCTTGATGTCCCAGTAAGCCTGCATCACAGGGAACCCCACAGGGCTACTCCATCGAATGGGTAAGCCTTCCCCAGACACCACAGAAGCAGCCTTCTGAAGCCAGTTCATGGCCTCTACAGACTTCACCAAAGTCTTCGTCACTGCATCCCATATCTGAGCAGCCATGAAGGCAGCGGCTTTGTAGCCATCCCCCTCAAACCCCCAGGTTCCTCCCTCACGAACAAACTTCTTGTAAGCAGGCTCCAAGGTGTCCTCCATGATCTGGTCACGGAACCCATATTTACGAGATCCGTAGGCCAGTGTCATGACTGAACGCTTGGTGGTCTTGCGGGTCACCCCGAAGGCCAACCACTGCCTTGCCAATTCCCCATCTGGGGACGATTCGGACGTGGCTAGGGATTCAAGAGACTCAACAACCTTCTCCGCAACCATTCGGTAGACATCTGCGGGGGTCTCTTTAGGGGTCAAATTTACTGCTGCACCACCAACCTGATCCAGCAGCATTGCGGAGAAGTGCTGGAGGCCAGAACAGGAGCCATCAAGGGCCACTGCAAGCTTGGAGACAAAGGACTCCCCAAACTCAACATAGCCTGCCCACTCAAAGCAGAAGGCCAAGAATTGCCAAGGCTTATCGATCTCAATCCCTGCAATCTCTGTGTACCAGTCACGGTTGCCAAGAGGATCTTTGGCACAGGCAACGATCTCATCGGAGTGGTCCAAGACCCACTGCACACGCTCTTCAAGGGTTACTTTGTCATTGCCTGCTACGTTGGCACCATGCATAGCCAGCCAGTGGGCTCCGTTGGCACCCAAGGGTTTCCCGTAAGAGAATCTCAGGAGTGCCTTCTGGTGATCTGGGCCTTGTGGATTGAATGCCGGGACAGCATAGATGCGCCCACGGAAATCCAACTGGTACGGCATATAGATGCGGGGGAACTCGTTGTACCGGGTGGCGATGTCAATGGTGAACACCACATTGAGTCGTTTAGAACGCTCTTCAGTGTTCTCCTGGTAGCACTTAGCTGCTGCGTGTTTCCACTCAGTCCGTGCCTCTTCATTGGTTTCAATGTCAAAAGGCTTCGCGGGGATCTCACGACCCTCACGGGCAGGCAGTCCAGCAAGTGCATGACCTCGTTCCCAGAACTCTTTTAAGACATCCAGTACTTGGGTATTGATCTGCCATGCAGTGCCCTGTAGGGCGTTTACAGCAGCATAGACCACAGGCATCTCTGTGTGGGCCAGTTCTTCATAGTAGCCCTTGCTTGAGATCTTGACCAGCTTAATGGGGCGAATTTCAGTTGAGAGGTAACCCCCATCGGTTGGTGTTGTCCAATCGCGGGGACGGACTACCATTGGCTCGTAGACGGGGCGGAGCATGGCAGTCATGTGGTGGTTGTCTTCCATCTGGGCAATAAGCTCAGGTGATGCCACCAACAACTTCGCCGTGTTGTTCTTGCTTTTGGATCTTGTCTCAATCGTGAACCACCCAAGGGTGTTGATTGCAATGTCGATCATCTTCATGCCAACGTGCATTCGATCAATTTCAGGCCACTGGTCAAGCTCTACAGCTTCGGAGGCCCTGCGGATTGCGTAGGCCCTCTTGTAGTGGTCTGAAACCCTCTTCTTGGCTCCCCTGATGATTGAGTCATAGGTCTTCCTCTCTTCTTCACGAACCAACTTCAGCTTGACTTCATCTTCCAAAGCAGTGCCCAGCTCTCGGGCTGCTCTTTGGATCATCACCGGGGTACTCACACGGCCCAGCAGCTTCTTCACTGTGACGTAGGCCACAACACCGATATCGATGTCTTTAAGGTACTTGTAGGCCAAGTTGCGGTTCCCTGCGGAGCCTGCCGAGACCTCTGCATACCACTCAGTTACTGCCGCCTCTAAGGTTGCGGTGTGGTGCTTGATCAATTGCTGGGCAGCAGTGAGCTTGTCTTCAGTGCCTGATTGCTTGGACTCTGTCACCTGTTTCATGTAACGGTCTATTCCTTTCTTGGTCATCTCGGATTCAAGGCGGATCTGAACGTCAATCAAGAGTTCGTTGTTTGTAGTCATACGATTCCTTTAGGTTGTCTTTGGGGGTCTATAGATGTCTCAT